GATTGGATAGATTCCTCCGTTGCCATTGCTTTTCCCGAACGGCAGGGTTACGGAATCCCACAGCTGGCTCATCGGAGGCAACTGCTTGACAAGCATGACAGGAGTTCCGGCGGTGATGCCACTGATCGGAATGCGGGCGATCGGAATCCACACGGTACCGGAATTGTTCAGGATACTACCCGACGGAACCGTGGGATCAGCCGCCGTGCCACTGGTGGCGGTGCCCTTCAACACAGCGAGCGCGATCGTTTCGATGTTGTTCGAGTCTCGCGTGTATTTCACGCAGATTAGGTCGTTGCGGTTCCGTCCTGTGACTCCGCTTTCGATGGTGACGGTTTCCGCCGCGGTGACGCGTGCGTATCGTCCTTCGATCACAAGGTTGAGGACCGGGATGAGCGCTTTGTTTGCTGACTGCATGGTCACGGCGGGGAATTTGCCGTCGCTGCCTTGCAGCAGGTAGTTGCCGTTTCCGACCAGTCCGGCCTGCATGGCTCCTTGGTCGCTGGATGTGATGTGCGGAGCGCCGGCCTTGCCGGTGATGAGATTCATGGTCATGGTCATTCCTTCCTATCTGTTGTGTTGTTGAGGTATGCGGCGTAGGCGGCGTCCTGCGTGGCTGCCAGCGCTTTGAACGTCTGCCAGCATGCGGTACAGACGAGCGCGCCCTGTGCGACTCCGTCGACGGTGGTGTGGGTGATGTCGTGCCAGTCGCTGGAGGTGCGTGGGTCACCGTCGGCGAGGTATGCGGAGGCGTGGCATCGGTCGCAGGTGTATCTGGTGATGTTCGTGGTTCGTGCCATTGATGTTCCTTTCTCTTTCAGGCTGTGCGCTGGTAGATGTGTCCCGGAAGCGTCGTGCCGCATTCCTTCCAAGTGCCTCCGTAGGTTGTTCCCGGATTGGCCGTGGAAGTGGTCCAGTAAAGGGAGCCCACGGGGTGGGCGGCGATGAATGCCTGGCTCACGCTCATGCCGTTGTCTCCCTTGTCACCCTTCGGCCCTTTGTGCACGATGTAGCTACCGACGCCTTTGACAGTCACATCGCTACCGTTGATGGCGGTGACCTGCCAGAACCCAAGTTCAAGACCATCTGCGAATTGATATTGGTCAAAAATGGTGTCTCCGACCTGCAGGTTTCCATTTGGCTGAATACCAGATAGGGCAATTTTTCTCGCTTCTCCGCTCGCACCCGAACCGTTGATGTCGCCATTGAATTTCCGTAGGCTCAGTCCTCGTGGCCCAGTGGCTCCCGTTGGACCCTTCGCCCCGGTGGCGCCGGTCGCTCCGGTGGCCCCGGTCGGGCCTTGCGGTCCTTGCACTCCCTGCTTGCCTTGCGGTCCGGTGTCGCCCTTGGGGCCTTTGACATTGCCGAGCAGAATCTTCGTCATGCGTGCTCCTTATTTTCCGTCGTTGATCGTGTAGTACAGGTCTCCCGTCGTCGGATCGTAGGAGACGGGAGCTTCTGACGCGGTGGCCGTGTCCGCGTATACGGCGTACAGGTCTCCGTTCGGATCGACCTGCAGCGTGAAGAATCCTGATGCGGGTGCCGTCACGCCGCTGGCGCCCTGCGGGCCGGACGGCCCCTGTGGACCCTGCAGTCCCTGAACGCCCTGCGCTCCTTGCTTGCCTTGCGGGCCGGTGGCCCCGGTAGCTCCAATGGGACCGGTGGGGCCAATGGGACCGGTAGGACCAGTAGGCCCGGTGGGACCTGCTGGCCCGGCCGGCCCGATATCCCCTTTGTCTCCCTTGTCACCCTTCAGACCTTCAGGGCCTTGCGGACCAGTAGGCCCGGCGGCTCCAGTGGCTCCTTTGGGGCCTTGCGCACCGATGATGGATTGACGGGAAATCGTCTTTCCCGTGAATAGGCTGCCGGACTGTGAAACGCACTGCCAGACGATGCTGTATTTTCCGCCACCTGACAATGCGGTCGAATATTCGTTGGCGAGTGGTGTTCGGTTCAACCATTCGCTCACGTTCCCCGTGAAAGTGGATCCCACCGGATATTCGCCGACGAGGGATTTCTTCATCACGAGCGCCGGAAGGCCGACGTCGCCTTTAGCTCCCTGAACGCCCTGCGCTCCTTGCTTGCCTTGCGGGCCGGTGGCCCCGGTATCGCCCTTGTCGCCTTTGGGGCCTTTGATGTTGCCGATCAATAGTCGCGCCATGTGTCACCTTTCCGGGATGTCCACGTACAGGTTCCCGCTCTCGGAGTCCCAGACGAACGAGGGTGGGTTCGTGTTGTCCGGATAGTTCACGTACAGGTCGCCGTCGCCTTCCATGCTGAGCGTGAAGAAGCCGTTCGAGGGGGCGGATACGCCGCTGTCGCCCTTGTCACCCTTCTCCCCTTGCTGGCCCTGGATGCCTTGGGAACCTTGGATGCCTTGTCTGCCCTGGGGGCCGGTCGCTCCCTGTGGACCCGTGGGACCCTGCGGACCTGTGGAACCCGTCGGGCCTTGCGGTCCCGCCGCGCCGATCGCGCCGGCATCACCCTTATCGCCTTTCTCGCCGCGTATCCCCTGCAGTCCCTGCGGGCCTTCGGGACCGGCGACGCCTTGCGGCCCTCGCTCCCCGGTCGCTCCTTTCTCTCCCCGAGGACCGGTGGGTCCGGTCGCTCCGGCGGCCCCCTGTGGTCCTGTGTCGCCCTTGTCGCCCTTCTCCCCTTGCGGACCCTGGTCGCCTTTCGGAAGCCCCAAATTCAAGGTTTTGTCGCTGCCGGCGCCCGTGAGCGACGCGCTTGCCTGTGCACCGGGGGCGAGCGTGTCCACCGAACCGATTTTCAGGCCGGTGATGTAGTCGCCTTTCGGCTGTTTACCCGACAATGCGTTGTTGAGCGAGTCGATGTCGTTTCTGGTCACGTCGGCGCTGAACGTCCAGGCGTCGAGTTTGAGGCCGGCTCCAGCGTAGTAGGCGTGGCCACCATCCCCGATGGAGGATTCTCCGCTGTTGCCGCCGGCGCTGGCGCCTCCGGATTCGTAGGTGACGGTGAGCACGCCTCCCGAAACCTTGACGATCTTCTTGGAGATCTCGGCAGTGACGACGAGGCCCGTGTTGTTGTCACGGCCCGTGACCAGGTCGCCAACGTCCGCGTCGATGCCGTCGGGAATGTCCACGTCGATGGTGCTGGTGTTCCGAAGTTCCTGGAATTTCTGCCTGCCCTTGTCCTCGAGCTCGTCGGCTTCGGCGTTGGACAACTCGTATGTGGCGGTGCGTTCGTCAAGGCCTTTGAGGGTCTGCGTGTGGCTGAACGTGCCGTTCGCGTCGGCGTACCAGTGGATGACGGTACGGTCCTTGAGTTCGCCCTTGCCCAGGCAGATGAGATGGTTGATCGGGTGCGCCGCCTGTTTGGCGGTGAAGTCGATGAGGTCCGAGTCGATGCTGTCGCCGATCGTGCGGACGGGCATGGCGCTCATGGATACCTTGTCGCCGTCATTACGCAACCGGAGTTTGAGTCCGCTTGCCCTGAGCATCTTGACCAGACCGCTGTACAGGTCCACGTACCGGTCGAACTGGCAGGTGGTCTTGTGGTCGGCGCTTTCGTCGGTGACGGTGAACAGGCCTTGCAATCCCGCACGGCTGACGAGTGTGCGCATGATGACGGGAATCGTGCCGGACAGGGTGAGGTAATCGTTGTTCCTGTCCGGTTCGATGATCTTCGAGGCGAGTACTCCATGCCAGTCGCGGCCATGCCATGTGACGGTGGACAGGCCTCCGTCCACGTCGACATCCGTGTCGTCGATGATGCCGCCGTACTCGGTGCCGTCGATCATGATGCGGCTCCCCGCCTTGAGCGCGGCGTCTTCGACCTGCAGGTCGAAGTCGTTCTCCCCGCTGCCGAACGCGAGGTCGAGCGTGTATGAGGCGTGGCTCGCCACGGGTTTGCCTGTGGCGTCGGTGACGATCAGGTCCATGGCGGTTCGCTCCTTTCCTCGCAGACCGTCAAGTCGAATTGGAATCCTCCCGGCCAGCTGATCGGCTGTGTTCCGGGCGCGAGCGGTTGGAACACGTACCGGCCGGAATCCTTGCCCGACCCTCGCACGGCCTGCGCGAAGCAGTTTGTGGCGAGACCTGTGCCGCTGACCATGGTGACGGTCCTGACATCGCCGGTGCCGTCGATTTCCAGACGCGAGCCGGATGGCACGGTCACGTCGACCTCGTACCGGTTGTTTCCGATGATGACGTACGGTTGCGCGCATGGTCCGAATATCGTGAGCTTGACCGGCTGTGGGATGGACGTGTCGTTGACGATCTCGGCACCCAATGCCATGCCGGCGAAATCATGCGGATAATCGTATGGATAGTCAAGGTCGGCGGTTCCGGAATCGTATCGCGGCGTGAAATGCGTCATGGTCGGACGGCGCCACACGCCATCGGCCAGCACGATGGTCAACTGCGTCTCGACCATCGTGGGCGTGATGGATTGCGGGTCGCTTTTCGTGATCCACGCTTTGGCTTCCCATTCGCCGTCGGCCACGAGCGTGCCCGGGTTCCCGGATGCCATGTCGGCGTCCGCGAGGCGGCGCAGTAGGTCGAGCGTGGCTGGAGAATCGTGGATCTTCACGGTGACTGTCGCCTCGCGTGCCTTGCGGGTGATGCCCGTCATGCCACGTGAGGCGAGGCTGTAGTCCCAGACGCGGGCTCGCAGTCCCGTGAGCGTCTCGCCGTACAGCGGCCCCTCGAAGCCGATGCGCTCACCTGTGGCCGCGCACACGTATTCAAGCGATTGCACTTCTCACCTTCCTTGCGAAGTCGCGGTCCCCTATCGTCGGCGTGTACCTGGCGATGATCGATCCGAGGTCGTCGTGCAGCGATTCGACGGCCGTGATGAGTTCCCGCAGATCGCCGTCGCCGGCATTGGCGCCGGTGCCGGCCGTGACGTTCAGCCTGCCGGTCTTCGACCAGTCCGCGTCGGAGAGGCTCATCGTGGAGACGAGCGAATCCATGGAACGGCTGACCACATGCGCGGAATCGTCGATGCCCAATGCCATGCCACGTCCGACCATCACGCCGACCTCGTCGCGGAACACACGCGACGGGGAATGGATGCCCAAAGCGTTCTTGGCCTTGTCCACCAAGCCCGACAACGCGTTGGTGATGCTGGAATACAACGAGCCGACCATTCCTGTGATGCCGTTGATCAATCCCTGGATGATGTTGCGTCCCGCGCTGACGAGCCAGCTTCCCGCGCCGGACACCGCGCTCCGGACGGTTCCGCCGATCCCGCTCACGACGCTCCCGACACGGCCAACCATGTTGCTTACGGTGCCGACGATGCCGCCCCAGACGCTCGACACAATGCTTCCGACGCCATTCCACAACGCGGCCCACACGCTCCGGATTGTCGAGCATGCGGCGGATACCACTCCGCTGACCATGCCGATGCCGGCGGAGACGACGCCTTGAATGCCGCCCCACACTGCCGACGCGATGCCCTGGATGGCCGACCACGCGGCGCTCCAGTTCCCGTTGACGACCGCGAGCGCCAGTTGGATGATGCCTTGGATGACGGCGAGTGCGGTGCTGATGACTGTGGCGATGATGGTCCATGCGCCTTGTACGACGGTGGATATGGTGTTCCAGAGTCCGTTCCAGACCGTGCTGATGATTGTGACGGCGGTTTGGAAGATGGTTTGGATGTTCTGTATTCCTGCTTGCAGGAGTGGTGTGATGGTGGTGATGAATGTTTGAATGCCGGTGATGATCGCGGTGAGCGCGGTCATGATGATGGGGCCGATCGTGTTCCAGACGTTTTGGAGGACGGTGGTGATGAGTGTCCATCCGGTTTGCCAGATTTGTTGGATTTGGCTCATGGTCTGGGTGATGAATATGGCGATGGCTTGCAGGATTGGCTGGCATGCGGTGCTGATCTGGTTCCAGATTCCCATGAACCATGTGGCGAAGCTGTTCCAGAGTCGTTTGCCCGTTTCGGTTTGGGTGAAGAACCATGTCAGCGCGGCCACGACCGCGCCGATGGCCACGACAAGCATGCCGATCGGATTCGCATCCAAGGCAGCGCTGAATGCCAGCTGCACGGCGGTAGCAGCCTTGGTCACCGCGCTCCACGCCGATTGAGCTGCCTTGACAATATTGAACGAGCCGGCGAGTTGCTTCAGTGCTCCAGCCGCGCTTCCCGCGTCGGAGATCTTGCCAATCAAATCGAACGTGGCCGTAGCGGTCTTCTCCACACCGGAGGCAGTCGCGGAAATGGCCTTCAGTCCACCGGAAACTGTCTTCAGCCCGGCCGAGACGATATCCCAGCCTTTGACCGCGAGCAATGCAATGGTGATGGCTTTCAACGCGCCGGATACCAGTGCGCCGTTCTGCTGCGCCCACTGTCCGACCGACTGCAGCCAGCCTCCCACCGTCATGAGCACGCCGGTCAAAGTGTTCAACAGTCCGGCGAAGCTCTGCGCCGCGGAACTGGCGGTGCGCGCGCTGTCGTTGAAGCCGAAGGCCTGCGAGACCGCGGCCGCCAATACGGAAACCAGCGAGCCCAATCCGGAGATGACGCCGGTCAGGCTTTCAAGGAACGGCTGCAACGCGCCCGTCTCGATGAACGTGTTGACGAACGTCTTCGCCCATCCCGCCGCGTTCGACAACGCCTGCGCGACCGAAGCAACCACTCCCGCGAGCGCGCCGGCGGTTGTGGAGAACATTGTGGCGGCTTCGCCGCCATTGTTGAGTCCGCCTATGAGTGATGTGATTGCGTTCCAGAGGCCAGTGAGTTGGCTTTTGAGGCTGGCCGTCGCCGAGGCGAGCATCTGGAAGCCGGGGATGTTGGAGATCGTGTCGCCAAGGTTTTTGAGTTTCGCCTGTGTGGCGGGTATCGCGTTCTCGAGACCTTGTTGGAGTGCCGCTCCGACTTTTTGCAGGGTTGGTGTGACGGCTGCGGTGAATGTGTCGATGAGTGGGATGGCTTGGTTGAACAGGCCGCGTAAGCCGTCGAGGACTGGTGTGGCGGCTGTTTCTCCGAGTCGGCTCAACGCGGCTTTCACGTTGGCCAGGGCGCCGGTGAATGTGGTGCCTGCGGATAGTGCGGCGCCGCCTAGGCCTTCCTGCATGGCGTCGGCGAAGGTTTGGAAGTCGATTTTGCCGTCCGAGACCATGTCGGACACTTCGGCGCTGGTCTTGTTCAGGTGCTTGCCGAGCATTTGGAGGACTGGGATGCCGCTCGACATGAGCTGGAGCATGTCGTCGCCCTGGAGTTTGCCTCGGGCGGCGACGGAACCGAAGATCATGCCGATGTCGGTGAGGCTTCTGCCGCTGATCTGCGCGGTGTCGGCCACGGTCTTGAGGACCTTGGTGAGCTGGTCGCCTTCCTTGATGCCGGAGGCGGACAGGCTGGCCGCGACGGTCGCGGCGTCACCCAATCCGAACGCGGTGCCTTTGACGGATGCGAGCGCGTCGTTCATGATTTCGGTGACGCTCGCGCTGTCGTGGCCGAGGCCTTTGAGTTTGGCTTGCGCGTTCTCGATGTTGAGGGCGCGGGTGAAGCCGCCTTTGGCGGCCAATGCGGTGATGCCGCCGGCGAGGGTGGCGATCGCGCCTGTGCCGACCTTGCCGATTTTGCCGAATGCTCCGCCGATCTTCGAGATGAGGGTGCTGGAGCTTTTCTTGGAGGCTTTGTTGACGGCGTCGCCGATGTCGCCTTCGATGCTTTTGCCGAATCCTTTGCCGGATGGTTCGACGTGGACGTATGCGACGCCTATGTCCTGTGCTGCCATCGTGTTTCCTTATTCGTAGGTTGGGATTCCGATGGCGGTCGGAGTCAGAGGTCGTCGTTGATGTGGAAGTAGGCTTTGAGCCGTTCCCTGTCCTCGCGTTGACGGCGGGTGAGGTTGTGCGTCGGGGTTGGCGGGCGGAGCGGGTCGTGCTCGTGGTCGAACCATGGGCGTTTGCGTTGTCCGAACAACATCCAGACCGCCTGTTCGGCTCCATCGGGCGCGTAGACGGCGTTCTGCAACGCCATCCACGAGTGGCTCGTATGGTCTTTGAGGATTTCGCGGGTCAACGCCCAGGCGAGTCCCCAATCGACTCGTGGACGTTGGCCTTCAACCCATTCCCGGAAGCGTACGGGCCTGTAGATCTGCCCGTACGCTCGGATCCAGTCGTAGGCTAGTGCCGCGCGATTGTTGTTCCAGAGGTGGGCGAGGTAAACGCTTTTGGGTCCAGTCCGGATTCCTCGGCCCACGCCTTGATGGTCGCGGTGAGGTAGGCCATCGGACGTTTGGTCTTGCGCAGCACGTTCCAGAAGTTCGGCTGCATCGTCTGGAAGTAGGCGAGGAACGTGCTCACGCAGGCCGTGGTTTCCTCGTCGGACAATGCGGGCTTGCCTTTGATCAGGAGGATGGCCTGGACGAGTTCGATGGGCAGTTCCGCGTTGTTGAGGTTCGGCAGGTCGAGTTTGACGCCGGCGACCTCGAGGTGCACGTCGGGTTTGAGCTCTTCCGCTTCGGTCAGGTCTACGTCCACGACATGGTATTCTTTGTCGCTCATGTTGGCTCCGTTCTAATGGTTGGCGGTTGGTAAAAGGATCCCGTGCCGTCGACCGCCATCGGCGGCACGGGAAGAATCGATGGGCTACTTGGCGTCTTCGGTGACGAGGCCCCATGCGTGGAACTGTTCGCCGTTAGTGCCCTTGAGCATCTTGAACGTCATGCTGAAGTTCATGATCTCGCTGGATTTCAGGCTCACGTCGTCGCGGTCGGACACCTTCGCGTTGGTGCCGTACAGGAGGAAGGGGCGGTCCTGCTGGTCGAGCGCGACCAATACGAGGATCCACTCCTTCTTCAGGCCGGCGCCCTTGATGCTGATGCCGCCGTCCGAATCGACGTCCACGTCGAAGTAGGCGGAAACGACATCCTTGCGGCCTTCCATGGCGGCCAGTTGGAGGGTCCAGTAGCCCGGATCCGTGTCGGATAGGACGATGTCGCCGTTGTGGGCCTTGTAGTCGGTGCTGTCGCCCGGCTCCGGATGCAGGACGGCGCCGTCCTCCGTGGAGTAGCCGATCGGCTTCTTGCTTGTCGGTGGCGTCCAGTTCACGCCGGTCGGAGCCACGAACGTGCTGTCGCCCTTGGGGAACAGGAACAGCGCGTAGTTTTTGATCAGTCGCACGTTGCCGGAATTGTTGCCGTTGGACACGTACCCGTAGTCGGTCGCTCCCTGTGCGGCCTGCGTGCTGGTTTCGGATGCCGCCTGTTCGACGGCCGTGTTCTTACTATTGTCAGACATTCGTCTGCCTTTCGTTCTTCGCGTGTGGCGGCACGTCTTTTTTTGTTGTGTTTCAGTTGACGGTGACCTCGAGCAGGAGCACTCCGTACGCGCACACCAGCCTCTTGTCCTCGTCAGTCATGCGTACCGGCCCGGATTCGAGTGACGCGCTGATGAGCGGCGCGACGTTTCCGAGCCCGATGATCTCCCTCGCGATGTCGGCCCACAGGCGTGCGGCCTTGTCCCAGTCGCCCGTATGGTCCTCTCTCATGCATCGCACGCTCAGCCGCAGCCGCACGTACTGCGAGATTGGGGTGCTCATGCCTTGCATGGAGTCGGCCAGAGTGGCTTCGGTGAAGGGAGGTTCGAGGTCGCTTCGTTCGATGGTGTCGAACGTCACGTCCGGGAACAGTGTCCTCAGTTTGGGCAGGAGCAGGGGTTCCGTGCGCCGGGGAGTGACCGGGATGCTCATACGCGCATCCTTCCGAGCGTGTCCTCTAGCGTGCCGTGCGCCTTCTCCACCGGTGCCGGGCAGATGATCGCCACGCCGCTGCGGTTCTTGCCGTCATGGTCGCGGACCATGCAACGGTCATCCTCTACGGCGGCTTCGGCCGCGTCCCTCATGCGCGAGCGCAATGTCTCGTTTTTGAGGACCTGTTGGCTGAACGCCTTGCGGTTGAATACGAATCTGCATCGTTTGGCCATGCTTATCCTTCCCGTTCGCCCACGGTGATGACGTCGCCGATGTGGCGTCCGTGGAGGTTGTCCCACACCTGCGGCTTGCCCTTGACGGGCAGCAGCCGGCCCCTGACTTTGATCAGGTCGGTGGCCTGGATGCCGGTCGGTTGGTTTCCGCGGATGTGGATCGTGTATTCGATGGTCTGCGGGCTGGCGTTCTCCTCGGTCTGGTCGGTGGTGGAGGTTGGCGCGACCATCGCCTGGAACGTGCCGACGCGGACGGGTTTGCCCTGGATGGGGTTGCCGTCCGTGTCGGTGGTGGACTGGCCGCGCCACACTTCGATGGTTTCCACTAGGACGTCTCCCCCGTTGCCATGTCGACACTGAACGCGCGCTGAGCGTTGATGCCAAGGATGCGTTTCTCGTCGTCGCGCAGCCAGAGATCGCCGGTGGGCGCTCCGAAACTGTATTGTTCGCTGAAGCTGCCGGTGGTCTGGTTCATCTGCGTGATGCCGCCGGGAATGTCGTACGGGTCGGCCTGCATGATTCTGCGGACGATGTCGCAGGTGATCTTCGTCAGCAGGCGTGGCCGTTCTTTTTGGAGACGTTGCCAGTTCGGGGAGCGTTCCTTGATGTAGTCGGTCACGTCCGCGAGATGCGTGTCGGCCTTCTCACGTTCCTCGTCGGTGAGTTTGTGCCACCTCTGTTCGAGGTCGACGGAGGTGGCGAACACGTCTGGTTCGACAGTCATGTCGGACTCCGTCAGGCGGTGAGCAGGACGAAGCGGTTGATGTCGCGGATACGGAAGCCGAGCTCGATTTCGATTCGCACGGCGAACATGTTGTGCTCCCACAGGTTGACCTGCTTGCCGTCGATGGTGATGGACGCCTGGTCGGAGATGCTGGTCTGCATTCCTTCGACGGAACCCCATGCGGCGGAGGAGAATTCGCCGCACACGCCGAGGATCTCTGCCTTGGCCGGTCCCGGTGTCTCGGATACGGCGGGCACGTGAACGCCCTTGCTGATGTAGGTGCGGTTGCCGAGCACGGTGCTCACGTCGGAGGCGGCGGTGCCGTCGAGGAACAGGGGGCGTCCGTTGTTGTCGGTCGCCTGCCGGAGCACACTGCGACCCTGGGTGCTCAACGCCCAACCGTCCACGGTTCCATCCGCTTCGGACACGAGGTCGTCGGCTTTGTTCAGGTTCTTCCACACGTCCTTGCCGATGCTGACGGTCTGCGCGCTCTTCAGGGTGTCGAAGTCCGCACCCGGAGCGTCGACGAGACCCATGATGGTCTTGTCAAACGTGCGGGCGATGGCTCCCGGACCCTTCGCGACCACTTGGTCGTAGAGAGCGCCGAAGTCTCGGCGGAACTGGTTGGAGAACGGCATGATGACCGCGATGGTGTACGGCAGCATGTCCTTCTTGCCGAAGGTGACGCCGCTCTTCGGCTTCTCCGCACCCTCATTGACCCATGCGGCCTCCGGGTCGCCGATGATGATCGGCACGCGAGCACCGTTGCCGGGCAGTTTCATCTCCGGCACGAGCTGCATGAACGCGCTCTTGTATTTTGCGGTCTGCAAGATCTCCGCCTGGGTTTCAGGGGTGAGGTTTAGACCGTTGCTTTTTCGGGTCATGGACGGATCTGTCATGGTTTGTCCTTTCAAATGAATGTTGTTTGCTGGTTGGCTCACAGGAGCGTGTTGCTCATGGCGTTGACGAAGTCCTCGCGGCTGGAATGTTTAGCCTTGGCCTGTCCGGTGCGGGCGCTCTGGTCCGCAACCGTGCCGCGGGAACGCATGTCGGCGAACACCTTCATGAGTTTCTCGGCGTATTCGCCAATCTGCTTCTCGTCGTCGCCCGCGAGGACGCTCGGGTCGGTGATGCCGTGTTTGGCCGCGACGTTGGCGCGTATCGCGGAGAGCTCCTTCTCGTGTTCGGCCTGTTTGGCTTCGCTTTTGAGCTTCTCGTTCTCCTCGAGCGCCTTGGAGAGTTTCGATTCGAGGTCGGCAGTCTGTCCGGCCTTCTCCTTGAGCTCCTCGTAGTCGCTTTTCCTGCCGCGTTCCCTGCCGAGACGCTCGTTGATTATGCGGTCGACTTCCTCCTGGGTGAAGGTCCTCAGCTTCGCGTTGTTCACGTCCTTTGGGGCCGGAGAGTGCTGTTCCGGCTCCTGTTGGCCGTCCGCGCCGGTCTGGTTTTCTTCTGCCATGGTTGGTGGCTCCTTTGCTTGTTCTTGGTTTCCACGCCTGACGCCGGCGAGTTGACGGCCATTCTTGTTGGTTTCGCGCATGGCTGCGCCCCGCCCCATCGCTGGGGTGTGAAAGGTAAAAGAAAAGCCATCACGTTTCGACGTGATGGCTTTCTGGGATTCAGAGATTTCCCAGCGCTTTTCTTCGCGCGTATTCGGACCGCAGCTCGTCGGTCGACACATAGTCGCCGACGGACCAGCGCTTCTTTCCTTCGTTCCTGACCCATTCATATTCGTCCTGTGGCATGGAGATATCGCCATACTTGCGTTTGATTTCCGCAAGATGGCGCTCATCGGTGACTTCCTTCAAATCACCGGGCATAAACGTGAAACGGTCGGAACGATCCATAGGCTCAATCATAGCAGTCTCAGATAAACGATCGGTCTGCCGTCGGATGCTCCAAGCCCTTCGAAACGAAGAGCCCTTCCTCTCGGCAGAAGAATTTCGTATTCTCCCGGATGCTGAGTGATCGGCTCCACATACACGCCGGCGCTTCCCGGCGGTACCAGGATTCTTGTGGCGATGCGGTCTTCCCCATCAACGTCAATGCCTCCCTCCTTGATGCTGGTGGCCATGTAGCCGATGTGTTCGAAGGTGCGACCGGTATTCAAATCGAAAAGCGACTCCATGTCGTTGACGTGGAACGTCGACAACCGCATCTGCCTGTCGACCGTGAAACGTTCTCGGATGATATGGTCGGATATCGCTTCGTCGATGCATTCGACCTGATGGATGACGTCTTTCGACGGGTTTCGTCCGCCGAACAGGTAGCCGTTGATACTTTTGTAGCTGTCTCCGGTCCAATCCATCAAAGCCGCGATCTTCTCGTCGTTGGAGAATCTATCTCCAGGCATCCTGACGCTATAATCCGACAATCTCGATAGTTCGGAAGCGCTGATTGGAATCGATTTGCCGCTCCATCGAATCGTCGGTTGGGCAGTCACACCATCATTGACCTCATCGTGATAGATGCGTCTCAATTGGGCTAGCGTGTCACGCCAGTCGCCGTCATCGCCGGCCGCAGCCTTGGCTGCCTGGTACATTTCACGATACTTGTCCGGATCGTATCCTTTGAGTTTGCTGCTGCCCCAGCTTGGCACGATGTCGCAGTCACAGTCCGTATGGTATTGCATCTGCCGTCCGGCGGTGTCCTCGCTCAGGTAGGCGAAGCCACGCGAGGCGAGCATAAGGCAGAACGCGCATGTCTTAGCCCCTCGCGGCACACGCGCCCAGCGAGGCTTGGTGGGATCGTTGGCCACAGCCCTCTGCATGGTCAGCCGCCCGACGGTCTGAATCAGATTCTGCACGTATTCCAGCGCCTGCTCCTCGTCAGCGAACGTGGGCCACAGGTCGTCGATGGTTCTTCCGGCGTTGTTGTGAACGGCTCCGTTTTCATCTGGAATGACATCCTTGTAGTGCAATCCCATGAAGTCAGTGTTGTTGAAACCGCCTTCCATCTGCCAGACCGCGCGGTCGGCGGTGATGGAAGGCGGCTCGTATTCCGGCATATCGATTCCGCCGTACTGCGCCCACAGGTCGCGTACGTGGCCGTAGTAGTCGGATGCGAGCCTGCTGGCGGCGTCGGCATACCGGTTGATCTCCGCTTTGATGAGCTCCTGGCTTTCACCGTCCCAGACGAGGCCCGAGACACTGTTGCCGGCCTCCTTCTGCAGGCGGCTCATGGTGTCCGTGTAATCCTCGTACAAATCATTGAGGTCGAGTTCAAGCCTTCTGCGTCGTTCCGGCGGCAGGTTCAGACTGTTCGGGCTCATTCATACCGCCTTCCCTCGCCGCCGTATCGGTCTGCTGCTCCGTCTGTTGGCGCATGCCTCGAATCTGATCGAGTACCTGACCGGCCTGGGCCTTGCGCTGGTCGGCCTTCAGCCGGACGATCTCGCTTCGGCTCAATCCGGCGCGTGTCATGCCGACCTCGCTGTTGGCGAACGAGTCGATGCTTCCAGCGAGCTTGCTGAATGCGTCGGCGCTCATGGAGCTCGACGGCGTGTTCGGGTTCTTCCAGTCGACCTGCAGTTTCATCAGCTCCTCGTCGGGCACGGATGGATCCTGCATCCGTGCCACAAGACGGGCTGCCTGCAGGATCGATTCACCGAAATCCCGGTCGCAATGGCGCGCCTCGATAATCAGGTCCTCACGTTGTGCCTCGGTCGCGTCGGCGGACGTCGGGTTCGCGTCGGACACGATGCCTAGCGAGCTGGCTGGAATGTTCATCGCACTGGCGAACATCGCCGCCCAACTTTTCAGCATCGTCAGATGCGGGTCCATACTCGACGCGGCCAGTTGCGTCACGGTCGGGGACTGCCCGTCGATGTCCTTGCTGATCATGTTGTAGCGACCCATATAAAGCTTTAACGCGTCGTCCGTGCCCAACGAGGCGAGTTCTTCGGAAGTGCCTGTCAGCAGGATTTTTGGGAACGCGTAGAATTCGGCATTCGCTTCGGCGCGCACGATGGTGCGGTTCGCGCCGTCGATGATGGCCATAGCGTCCCGGCTGATGCGGGAGCGTCCGAACGGTTTGACCTCGGTAGCCTTGTAGGCGAGGCGGAACACGCTGCACTCGTTGTCGATGGTGGGTTGCTCATCGTCCACGCGCCACCAGTAGCCGAGACGGCGCTGCACGCTGATGTTGCGGTCGGGCATGTAGAGCACGAGTCCGGTGGCCTCGTTGTTGTCGTCAACGTCGGTGATGGCCATGCACGCCCTGACCCGCCGGTTAGGGTAATCCCAGACGGCGGCCGAGCTTTCCGCGGTATGCGTGCGGATGAGCGGTCTTCCTTCGAAGTCCCGGACGACGCTGAGGAACGAACAGCCGTGAATGAGCGCAGTCTGGATGGCCTGCTGCAGAACGCTAGTGAATCCGATGCGGCTCATGAAGTCCTGCAGTTCGAACGGGTCGTCCACGCCCGGCGAGACGAATCCCTCGAACACGCAAAGCTCAGCGAGCATATCCACAGCCTTGCGTGCCCACCCAAGCGGCGTGTAATGATCCTTGATGGACTTCGGCACAGTCAGTCCAAAATCAACCAGTGGCTCCTTGGCTTCGTAGTAGGCGGTGAGTGTTCGGTTGCGGCTCGCGTGGCGCGTCCATACCTCGGCGAGTTCGCGCAGCAGCGCGTTCTCCTCACCGGAGAGTCCGTCGATGTGCGTCGGCACGACGAGTTTCGGCACCGTTCCGGCTCCTCCCGTAGGTTTCCACCCGTCCGGCGCTGCCGTTGTCTGGATGTCGCTCATTTAGATTCCTCCGATGATCTGTCGTCTTCCGGGATGTCGGAGCGTCGTGAACGCCCCGTACAGGGCGAGCGTGGTGGACACGAGCGGCGTGATGTCGACATCACTGCCGAGTTTGTTCCAAGCGATCGCGCCGGACTGTCCCAATGGACGCGTGGTCGCACCCTTGACGGCCGCGGCCAGCTGCGGCTGGTATTCGTCCCGCGGGTGCTTGAGCGTTCCGGCTTTGAGCATGTCGAGGAACCGGCCGCATGCTCGGCCCATCTCCTGCATGTTCGTGACCGTGACCTTCACATGTGCTTTCTTCAGTTCCGGCAGCAGGCTCATGGCGGGCGACTGCGCGTCGATGACCACGCTGGCGGTCTTCGGCCAATGTTCGGCGAGCCAGTCCACGGCCCACATGGTTCCCGCCTGCCGCGCGTCCTTGATGTTCGCCATCTGGACGATGGCCGAACCGTCCGCGTATCGTAGCGCCGCTCCGATGGTCAGCACGCTCCTGTCCGGAGGCATGTCGATGCCGAAGCTCACCGTGCCGCCCTCGGGCACGTCGTCGACGGCCGCGGCCTGCCACAGGTCGGGACTGATGGCGTATGCGGTGGCGGTCTCGTCCCATATGCCAAGCGCCTCACGACGGAATGAATCGTCCGACAGGTTGTTGCGCATGCGCATGATTGCCTGTTCGCTTGTACGTTTCGGATAGCTGGGATTCGCTTTAGCCCACTGTTCGCGGTCGTCCGGATCCGCGTCCTTGTCGGCGGCGAGCTCCACGTAGAGGAGGTTTCCGTCATGGTTCAGCGCGTGCATGCGTTTCTCCGTGAACGCATCGCACTGGTCTCCCGGCTTGGGTGGATTGCCCATATACACGACCAGGGGGTTAGGACTCGTGTTCAAAACCGGAATCATGTTGTCCATCGCGCGCACTGTGAGGATCTGCGCTTCGTCGAACACGGCCACGTCCACGCTGTGCAATCCTCGGCCGAAACCGTTTTCGCGGGCGCCGAACATGATGCGGCTGCCGGACGTGAACGTGATCTCCTGTTGGCCGTTTGCTCTGCGAATGCGTTCCACGTACCGGCCGAGCACTGGATTGTGCTCCATCTCGCACATGTCCGCGAATGTCTCGTCGCTGGTGCGCGTATGGTGGGCGGTCCAGATGGCTTTCAGGTTCGGTGTGAGTATCGCCTTGAGGAACAACGCGGTGCCGACGGTGAAGGTCTTGCCGATCTGCCTGCAGCTGGACAGCACGGCGCCGTCCGCGCCACACGCATACTTGCCTTCCGCGTTCTTGGCGAACAGAAGCCACAAGAAGCCCTGCTGCCACAAGTCGAAACGGATGCCGGCCTTGCGCGCAGCTTTGTTGATTCGCGTGAACTCGCTGCCGACGATGCCTTCCGGCTGGCGGAAGACCTTGGCGATTTCAGACAATCGACGCTCCGACATCGTCCGTCACCTCGTCTTCCTCATCGTCCAGCAGGTCGGTCAGGCCACCGACCTGGAGCGATTCGATGCGGTCGCATACGGCGATGAGCTGGCGGCTGATCGCGGGCAGCGCGTTCGCCGGCGTCGTGGGATCGGCCATGGCCTTGAGCAGCAGGTCACGGTTGTCTCGCAGTATGTCCAGCATGCTGCCGTCCATCATCCGTTCGAAGCTCCGCTGGTCGAGATCCTGCTCCGGCTTCTGTTTCGTTTCCACGGCTTTGACGGGCGGCTTACTGTTCCGGTCCTGTGCGGGCCTGTTCTTTTTCCGACGATAATCGGCTTTCTGGCGGCAGGACTTGGAACAGTACTTCTGAGGCCGCCCGTGGCCGGAAGGCTGGAATTCCTTGCCGCAGAGTTCGCACTTCATCGGCGTAATCCTCGCTTTCCGACCTTTCGTTGTTTCCCCTGTTTCCGACGTTTGAATCCGCGGGGAGAAATCGGCACTGCACCCGAGGCGACCGGGAGGGGGTGTACCCGGGGTCCCCGCCCTGGTATCGGAGTCAGATGCCGAACGTTTTGAACGGCATCGAGCTTGCTTTCACTTCCTGTCTGCCAGCCAGCAGCGCTCGTGCGTGTTCGTCTGTCTTGTCGCTCTTCATCCTGTTGCATCTGCGGTGCGTGAGCCTGCAGTTCGCGAAGCTGTATGGATCACCGCCGCGTGAGACTGGTATGAGCTCGTCGACTTCGGCGCTCATCGGATGTGGTGTCTTCAATGTCTTGTCGACCGGCTGGGCGCAGATGGCGCACACGTCGTATGCGGCCAGGACTCTTGCCCTGAGCTGTCTGCGCCGCCAGCCGTTGCTGACACGCTCGTTGCGCCGCTTGCTCATGTGGCCTCCCCGCATGTATGAGCCCCGGGGTGCCGTGGATTTGCCGACGACTATCTTCGCCGTTGGCTTGCTGGAATGCCGGTATAGGGGCTCCCGTATATGGACACTCCCGGTCTTGTAGGGGCTCCCCATCATCTGCGAATACCCCTCCCGGATTGTCAATACCCCTACCCCGAATTTGTTTCATGGGTGCCTTCGGCGGGATTCGAACCCGCGTCCACACGCGGCCACAAGGAAGAGAATCCAATAAAGACTCGCGGCCGGTACGATCTACCACTGATTCCTACGAAGGCATACCGGCAGGCGGATTTGAGCATCACCGCATCACGGAAGCACGGGATTGGCTTGCCTGCCACATTGAGGTATGTCCACTCTGACGGGAGTGGGCGGAGCGTGTCCGATATGCCGTTCGGACAGGACGGGATATAACCCAAGGAGTTAGGAGAATCCATCGGTGGATATGAAAAGGGTTCAAACCGTTTTCCGGTTTGAACCCTTTAATCCACTGACAATTCTGCCTTGCACTTTGAAAAATGTCAAATCACGTCATGCCGGGCGAGGCGCGCGTGTACGTCGGACAGGCGGTACAGCGGCTGTCCCTTCTCGTTTCTGCCGGCCGGTTGGATCCTGCCGCGCTTGCGCCACGAGTAGATCGTGTTCACGCTGCACTGGAACCCGCATTCGCGCAGCAGCTCCGCGCACTCCCCCGCCGTGAACGCCCTGCCGGATTCGATGCACTCCTTCAGGAACCCCAATCGCACGTCGACCACGCGATGAGTGTTGCCGCACACCGGACAGTCAACATTTACCGCGCCGACCTCCGCACTCAGCTCCACGCCGCACAGAGGATTCAGGCACCTGCCGATACCATGCTTGGATGGCGGCACGTCGATGATGCCCAGCGTCTTGCGCGCCAACCGCTCCCAGTCATGCCAAATCAGACCAATGTCCGGCAATCGTGAAAGACGATTGCAATCCGCGCAGATACTCAGGCATTTCAACACGGACGGATGAATCCTGCTATCGGCCCATGGCATGGCCGGCGGAGCATACAACCGCCGCCAAAGAGCGACAGCCAGATCATCGATCTCCTGCAGATGGTCAATCACAGACAACCTGACCGGCGTCGGAGCCGAAGCCAAATTGGTACGGCCGGGCTGATGGCCACCGTAATGTGCGGTGCTGTCCAGAAACTCGCGCAGGACCTGGATCCATGACGGATAGTCGCGGAGCCATCCCCTCATTACGGCATCGCACTTGTCACACAGCGTATTGCGCAGATTGCACTCCCCGCCGCACACTTGGCACATGCCGGCGAGCGCTGGCTTGTGTTGGTTGGTTTGTGCTGGTTGTGTCTGGTTTGGTGTTGGTTGGGATTCGTTGGTTGGTTCGTTCATTTGTTCGATTCCCTCCGGCGGGTGTAGTCTGGTTTGTGGTGATGCCAGGAGCCCGGCCGGAAGGTCGGGTTTCTTGTTATTCGCGGGTGTGTTGGATGATTGCTTTGATTTCCTCTTTGGGGACTTGTGGCATCAGTGGCGCGATCTCATCGAGGCTGTATCCGGCCTGATGCCATTTGATGATCATGTCCATGAGGGTTTTCTTGACTTTCATTTCGTTTCCCTTCGTATTTGCTGGATGATCGTCTCGTATGGTTTGCGGTGGAAGATGCGTATCCACCATTCGGGGCGGCGGCCCCATATGGTTTTGACTTCGGTGAGGGGAAACCATGATACGTACCATTTTTGGCAATTTCCGCAGTACAGCACCTCGCCTTCCTCCTTCGGTCTGGGATGCTCATGGTCGAACGCTGGCGGCCTTGGCACCAAATAACTTCGATTGCTCATTTTGTGTCCTTGAGTGTGATGCGTTTCATTCCTTCGCCGCCTTCATTTCTTGGACTTCACCGTCGAAAAAATCGATGATGAGATTGCAGATGGCGACCGCCGACGTTTTGAGCTGGGTTTTTTCCTCTTCGTTTTCGGCTTTGATGGCGAAAACGCCATCCTTGCTGTTGAAATTGATTCTCATTTCGTGTCCTTCGTGGTTGGGCGGACGGTGAATGCGACGAGTCCGGTCTCGGCATGGAACACCTTGGCCGGCTCGCCAGTCCTCAAGGACATGGCCTGCGCGTAGTCGCCGGCATCGTCGATGTTCTCGAACGTTCTGACGCCTTCCGTGGTGACGACGTTGTAGCTCATCTTGCCGGCTCCTTGCCCGCTACGCTCACATGGCTCCAGTCGCAGGACAGGCCGGCCTGCTTGCCGTTCGTCGAGTAGACGATGGAGTCCACTTGCCTCGTGTCGGTCAAGGTGATGACGCATTCCGTGAATACGTCGGCCCCGGCGGAGCACTGCGAGTCGACGGACCTGACCGCATGCGCTGGCGTGGTGGTTCCAGAGGCGGATGGCTTTTTTGAGGTTTTTGCCGTCGACGTGGAGGATGCATTTGTGCCGGCAGTTGGGGCAGATGCAGCCGTAGATAGTGTTGACCGGTTTGCGTGTGCGGAGTTTGTAGATGGCGCCGAGGGTCAGGATGAGCGGCTGTGACTGGCGGCATGCCGGGCAGGGTGCGGGTCTGCGCCATTTGCGTGGGTTGGTGGCGATTCTGACGGTGTGCATTTCATTCCTTTCCGTAGATGGCGAGGCTTCTTATGCCGTCGCTCATGCTGTTGAAACATGTGTTCGGATCATGGTCGATGATGTCTTTCTCGATGCCTTGGAAGCGGAGGGTGGCGGTGCCGTCCGGCCGGCGGATGAGTTCGAGCCGGCCGTCGATGATGACGTCCTGGTCGGTGCGGGCGATGCAGCGGCGGCCGATCAGGATGGCCGGGTCGGCCGACCGCCACTTGTGCAATGGGACGATGATGCTCATTCCCGGCCACCCATCCAGCCGATCAGGAAGGCGAGCGCCAGGAGGATTATCGCGGTGTGGCTCATGCCGTTCCTCCGATCTCCGGGCTGGCCAGCATCTCGGTGATCGCGTCCTTGGCTATCAGGCGCCATGGTTCGCGGCCGTCGTCGTCGAGGTTTTCCCACGTGAGGTGTTTGCGGTGGCCGTTGGCGTGGAATCGGTTGTAGATGGCGTGCGCGACGGCGTATTGCGTGTCGAGGCTGATGACGAGCTGGTCTTGCTGGTCTTCGGTCATTGGTAGGTCTCCGGTCTTGGCGGTGCGAGCAGTGCGGCGATCGCGTAGCTGGCGAGGCTGGTGGCGAGCGCCGCGATGGTCAGTGCGGTGTGGATGGCGAGCCACGTGATTGGTGTCCACTGGTGGAGCGCCTGTCCGATGATCGCCCTGATGACGGCGTGCGGGATGAGCAGCAGCGCGAGGAGGGTGAACAGCGTGGCCATGGCGTCTCCGAGCCGGTCGGCGAGGTGGCTGATGGTCTTTCTCACTTGTGGTCTCCCGTCTTGACGGCGAGTGTCTCGAGCATGGCCTTGTAGTCTTTGATGTCGCGTGCGATGCAGGATTTCACCCGGTGCGGGCCGCTGTCGCCCTGGTATGGATCCGGGGCGCCGAGCACGGTGACGAGTCGGCGGATGGTGGCCATGTCGTATTTGCGGTAGGTGAGCCACGCGTCAGGGTTGAGGTTGAGTCGGCGGAGGAAGTCAAGGTCGAAGTCCACGTTGGTCCCCGCGGGGACGAGGGAGAAGCGCTGGGAGAGCGAGTCAAGGAATTCCTCCACGGCGTTGGCCACGACGACCATGCTGTCATTGCGCACGGAGCCTCCCATGAGTTCGAACAGCAGGCCGTTGTCGGTGTGCATGGAGAAGGCGACGGGGCTCATGGACAGGAGGTCGAGTCTGTCCGGGCGGATGATGCGGGACAATGATCCGAACTTTTGTTCGCCCAGCATGTCGGTACATTCCATACCGATCTCCAATGGCAGGCTTTTGCGCCTGTCCACGCCTGTGGTCTCAAAGTCGATCCACAGCAGCGCCTCCGGTTTGCCGTTATTCTCGTGCATTTGTCATTCCTTCCGTTTGAATTGTCAATGTTTCGCGCATGGTCAATGGCGTGGCCGTGCCGTCCTGGTTGAGCCAGAGCCATCTCCCCTGCCAGTCGCGCACTGGAGTGGAGAGAGGATCTATGCCGAGCGGGACGATCAGTCCAAGCCGTTCGGCCTCAGCCACATGCTGGTGGACCCACCCATGGCAGCCGGTCGTGCCCGAACCGCACAGCTCGACGATGTTGGCCGGACTGTGCCTCACATCCGGATCCGCCGCCCGACGCAGTTGACGGTGATGGCCGGAACGTCCAGGCCAGCATGACGGATCATGGATGTTCGTCCCGCAACGCAGGCAATGCCAACCCTGCCGCTCCAAAGCGGCACGCTTCGAATCAGCAAACTCACTCACAACGCACCACCTCCTGCATCAGACCGTCAACCAACACCAAACACGAAGTGCAATTGGCCCTCAACCCGGCCGCCATCGCCACGATGCCGTCATCCGCCCTGCCGCCGGCGAGCGCTCGCAGTTCGATTGTGCTGGCGGTCTGGGCGGTGTCGGTGAGGAGTTGGGCGAGTTTGTCGAGTTGTTCCCTGGTCATTGGTTGTTCTCCTCGTCTTCTTCGTTTTCGTCGGCTTCGCTGATGGCGGCGGCGAGCTGGTCGAGGTGGCTGGTTTCGTCGTCGGCGGGCGTGTAGCCGAGGTCTTGGAGGATTTGGTAGTAGCCGGGGATGCGTCTGCTGGTGTCGTTGACGGTGGTCCAGTCGGTCGGGTCGATGAACCATTCGATGCGTGCGGCGAGGATGGTCACGGCTTCCAGTGGCCAGTCGGCGGTCTGCAGGCTGATGCGCGCGGCCGTGGGGGCGTCCTCGGCGGCGATGCCGCTGATCTTCTCGTATTCCTTGCGGCTGCCGCTGTGTTCGTTCCAGCTGGTGAGGGCGTCGGTGAAGCCGTTTGGGAAGGGGTCGATAATCTGCAGGAGTCCGAGCCGGGCCGTGGTTTCGATGAGCTTGTCGCGTTTGATGCCGTAGAGGTTGGCGTGGAGCCATGCCATGCGCTTGTCTGCTGATGCGGCGGCGTATTCCTCGAGCGCGTGCCGGCGGGCGTCGCGTTCGGCCTGTTCGGCGGCTCGTCGGGCTTCCTTTTCGGCGTCGGCGGTCTTGTCGCGGCGGGTCCAGAGGTAGACCTGCTGCGAGACCGTGTGGATGGATACGGCTGCGGGGTTTTGTTCGCGGATCTTCTCGATGGTTTCTTCGGGGGTGCCGGTGGATGGGAACATGCAGCCGGCGTATCGCCATTCCGGGTCGCTGTAGGGCTTTTCGGGGTCGGGGATGAGGTTGATGCCGTTGTCGGGCTCCACGAGGAGCGCGGCGACCGATTCGACCCATTGCCGGTCGCTGTCGTCGCGTTCGATGTTGCGGAGGATGTAGTCGAAGTTCGAGGTGCCGGCCGCCTGCGCGAGCTTCTTCTGCCTGTCCGGCTGGCCGTCGTATCGCGCTATGGCCACGAGCTGACCGATGGAGATCTGGCTGAAATCGTCGCGGGATGCTCTGACCTCGGTCTTGATGCTGGCGGCCTTGGCGCGGTCACGCACATAGTCGGCGCTTCGGCCGAGCCGGTAGGCGACGCTGGCGGTGGTGGCTCCGAGGTCGAGCATGCCCTGGATGGCGTCGGCCTCCTCGAGGACGGTGAGCTGTTCGCGCTGGCAGTTCTCGGTGACCATGGCCTCCAACTGCTGCAATGGGTCGAGCTGGAGCACGAAGCATGGGACGGCTCTGATTCCGGCCTGCTTGCATGCGGCGAGCCTGCGGTGGCCGGCGATGACACGATAGCGCTCGCCGTTGGGTACGACACTGAGGGGCGTGAGGAGGCCGTTGGTTTTGATGCTGGCGGCGAGGTCGGTCACGTCGCCGATGTTTTTGCGTGGATTGTCGGGGTGGGGGTCGATGAGGCTGGTGTTGATGAGCTTGATCTGGTTGCTTTGGTAGCTGCTCATTGCTTCTCCTTGCTGGTTTCTTGGTTGAGTTCATCTGCGCATGCCTGGCACGCGAGATACCACTTGGAAGGGTTGCCTTCCCTGAGGCTGCCGCTGTGGTCGTATTCGTCCTCATGTGGATCCATGAGCTGGTGGACGTGTTCGCAGTTCCAGGTGTGCTTGTGCTGGCGCGTGGGTGTGATGGGTTCCGGCGCCCATGTCTCCCATTGGTCGCGGAGCCATGTGGCGAGTCGTGGGACCTGCCGTTGTGGCACGTGGCCGTCGTTGACGGCTCGCCGGTAGCGTCGGACGGCGGATTGGAGTCGGGCGAGCTGGACCGGGTTCTCGGTGATCGTCTCGACGAGGTCCCGCGCTTCGCGTTCGGCCTTGCGGCCTTTCGCGCCGATGGTGCCGGGGTAGGTTTCGGCGATGGCGGCGAAGGCGTCCGGCGCTTCGCTGGCGGTTTGCTTCGCGGTGCCAGCGGGAGGGGTCGGAGAGGGTATATCGGTATCGGTATCGGTTTTATGCCATGTTTTTGCTTGGCTGTCCTCTAGCAACTTGCTAGACGGTTTGCTACCTGTCTCGCTACTGTTTTGCTCTCCGTTTGCTTGGCTGTTTTCCGGCAAGTCGCCAGACGTTTGCTTGGCTTTCTGGTTGGCCGCCTTGCGGCGTCCTCCCTTGCTTCCGGCCTTTCTGCGCGCCTCGCGTTGCTCTTCGGTCAACACTCGGGGCTCCCTGCAGATGCCTTCCGCGTAGACCGGACGCCATCCGCCGTCGTGCTCCTCCATAAGCCCGGAGTCGACGAGCTGCTGGAGCTGTTTCGGGGTGCCGCCGGCGTCCTTGAGGTCGAGCTTGTCGAAGTGGCCTGGGTACGCGGCCGGATCCTTGGCTTGCATCGAGACGCCTTTGGAGTGGATGACGCACAGCTTGACCCACAGGCCCACGGTGGCGAGCGGCAGGCGGCGGATGCGCCTGTCGTCGGCCATCTGGTCGTCGACAATAAACCACATATCTCTCTTGCTCCTTCCGTGGTTCAGTCGATCTCGCCGGTGTCCGGATCGACGGTCACCTCCACGTCGCCGTCGTCCATGTCGAGGCTGCGCTGCGCGAGGTCCGCGCAGTCGTACACGGCTTCGGTGATGGCGTGGATGCCGCCCCACTTGTCGATGTGCTCCTGCTTGGTGTGGGTGTCCATGACGGTGCGGCATGCCTTGAGCACGGCGGCCGCGGACTTGGTGACCTGCTGCGTCTTGCCGATGAGGTCGATGAGCGTGTCGGGCGTGGCCTCCTGCGGGATGAGCGCCTGTTGTTCGCTGGCTTTCATTGCTGCTCCTTAGAATTCCGGTTCCGTGTCGGGTTTGCCGAAGTCTCCGAATGATGACTGGTCGTCCGACGGCGCGCCCCACGGATCATCGGCCGGAGGCTGCGCCGGCTGTTGCGACCGTTGGCTCCAGCCGCCCGCTCCGGTGTTGACGGTCGGCGTCTGCGCGGCGGGATTGCCGTAGACGGGACCTTGCGGCCGTCGGTCGATGCGGCTGACCTGCGCGGTGGCGTAGCGCAGGCTCGGGCCGATCTCGTCAACCTGCAGTTCCATGACGGTGCGGTTGGTGCCGTCCTGTGCCTGGTAGGAATGCTGTTGGAGGCGGCCTTGTGCGATTACGCGCATGCCCTTCGCAAGGCTCTGCGCGCAATGCGAGGCCATGTCACGCCATGCCGAGCAGCGCATGAACAGCGCCGGCCCATCCTCGTACTGGCCGGTCTGCTTGTTGTATACGCGCGCGGTGTTTGCGATGGTGAAGCTGGCGACCTGTGCGCCCTGGCCGGTGGTTCTCAGTTCCGGGTCCGCGGTGAGGTTGCCGACGATGGTGATGACGGTCTCCCCTATGGCCATGTCACTCCCCTCTCACGTATCCGGCCGGTTCCGGGCCGAGCTGGCTGGGATCCTTGGCCTTCCACGCGCATTTCGCGCGCAGGCATCCGGCCTCGCGGTCGATGACGATCTCGCCGAAGCGCGCCGGCGCGACCATGGTGAGGTTCCAGCCACGGTCGCGGTTGAGCGTGGATATGGTTTCATACAGTTCGCCGATCAGTTCGGCGGCCGTCATGCCGACGCTGGCGGGTGTGAGCGGCCATTCGAACCACTTCTCGCCTTCCGGTCTGCTTGGTGTTTTGCTTGGCAACGTTTGCCTCCTTTGAATTGATGTCGTTCCGGGGCGTGGGGTCGAACCACGCATCCGTTCGCCGGCGTCCTATCGCCGATCCATGGCGCCCGCATCCTGTCGCGGGCCCCGGCGAAGGCCGGGCGGGAGGAGAAGAGAGAAGATGACCCGTCCGGCTGGTTTTAACGTCTTTTCCTTGACGCGCGGGCGGTTCCGGCATGGCCGCGCATGACGAACCACGTCCATGCCGCAATGTGTGCGGAACCGTCCAAGTCCTTCACTGCCGTTGCTCGTCCAGCCAGCGCGCGAAGCGGGGTTCGGAGCACAGGCGACGCATGATGACGGCCGCGGGGATGAGCACCGCGAACGGCGCGGCGATGAGATGTTCGATCGGGTGCATGCACGCCGGCGTGCAATACAGCACACACATGGCCAGCAACCACACCGCGAACAGCAGCTGGTGCAAGATGATGCGGGCAAGGGCCTTCATCACATCAGCTCCTTGTTGATGGTGTCGATGACGATGTCCACGAGGTCGGCCACATCGATGTCGATGAATCCGACGATGTGACCGAGTGAACGCCTTGCTTCGATGTCGTTCCACCCGTCGGCATAGGCCGGACGGATGGCGTCGCCTTCGTCATCGAATTCCCTGAATATCGCTTCGACGCAGGCTTTGCGGATGGCGTTCATTTGTCCTCCTTTTCTTCCCATGGGTCAGGCCACGGGGTATCGGTACGCCAGTCGTTGTCGGTCATCGCGCACCTACCTCTTCCTCGTATTCGGCCGTGCACTGGTACAGGTGTTGCGCGAAATAGGCGATCATCTGCTCCTTCGGATACATGACGATTCGTCCTACCTTCACGAACTTCGGGCCGATGCCCGCGCTACGCCAGTACGCCAGGGTGCCTTCCTTGATGCCGCAATTGTCCGCGATGTCCTTCGTTGTGTTCATCGGCTTCAACGCCGCCGCCAATGCGGCGAACACCTCTTTGTCATCCATCACGCGCCTGCTCCTTTCATGCGTTGGTAAGCGCCGATTGCTTTCCCGACGTGTTTCGTTTGAGGGCCTTCCTGCCGAGTGGGAGAATGAGCAGACCCGCGCAAAGAAGGGAGGTGATAACATGCAACGCGATCCAGTGAATTCCGCTAATGACGCGAAGGCCTACGCACAATCTGGAAACATTCAGCAGGCCATCGTGTCGCTGGCCGATGCCGTGCAGGGCATCGCCGAATACCAGCGGTACATCCGGAACGACCAGTTGAAGATCAAACGTGCGCTGAACATCAGCTGACGTTCGGCCGTCCGCGTGAGAGAGTTCCAATTCCTCGCGGACGGCTTTTCTTATCGCGCCCAGCATCGCCGGGTGCAGGCGTTCGAATTCCTCAACGGAGATCGGGTTCGTGGATTCGTCCGGTGTCTCGGCCGGAATATTGATGCTCATTTCGGATTCTCCTTTCGATTCATGCGTCAGCGACTTATGATTTTTTGTCTCTGACGAAGAACTCACTGACATCACACCCAATCGCTTCAGCAATTTGATGCAATTCACGAACAGTGAATGGCGATGACGCTGGATATCTAAGCCTCCTTGTCAATGTGACTCGAGGGATTCCAGACTTCTCCGACGCCTCAGAAACGCTGAATTTCGCACTGGAAAGAGCCTTGTCAACTCGTTTTGCAACTGTTGCTGAATACTTCATGCTGTCCATGCTTTGCATACTAATGCCCATTTGGGCAGTATGCAAGTGCGACACGCCCAAACGGGCAGTTGTTAGCAAATTTACAGTCGTTATACTGTCCATATGGACATTAATGAAGCAACAGCTAAAGCAATTGCTGCAGAACGTTCTGCAGCAGGATTAACCATCAAAGAGCTTTCGGAGAAGTCTGGCGTACCAGAGCGAACGCTAATCAGAATGCTGAAAAACGAGCGCGACATCAAAGTAACGCAAATAGCTCAGCTAGCAGAAGTTTTCGGTATTAATCCACATGAACTCATTGAGGAAGCCGAGAAATTCATTGCTAGAGCCGCGCGCAATGAAGCTCGCGAGCGCGAGTCCCAGATCACCGATGATCTCATCGACCGTATCGCCGCGCACCCCGAAGACTATGACGTGGCCGCCAACAGGGATCCGAACGCACGCCTCGAAGCCGAGACGCCCGACGAGTGAGAGGAGTGAATAATGGGTTTCAGGGTCAATCGCAGGATCAGCCTGGGCAAGAACGTCCGGGTGAATATCGGTAAAAGAGGCATCAGCACGTCCGTGAAGATAGGACCGGTCACAGTCAATTCGAGGGGACGTAAGACCGTCCATGTGGCAAAGGGCGTCTCATATACCATCAATCCGAAGACGAAAAGAAACACCGCTCCGCAGCGGAGGTCAACTGTCGAAAGCAAGCAACAGGCGAGTTATGCTCCCTCATCTGCAGGCAGCACGCCACATGAGCCTCGCCCAAAGACTTTGAAGCAGCTCGAGATCCAGTACAAGGCATATAACGTCCTTCTCTGGGTGATGTACGCGCTGACCGCGTTCACCATTCTCATGTGCTTCTTCAGCCCGGTCATGCTCGTCTTCGCCATCCCGTTCACGCTGATGTCAAAAGGCTTCACCAAGCTCAGGGCGACGCTCAGGAAACAGCTAGAAGAGAGACGAGCCGACGACGCGTCTCCGAAGGCCACAGACATGGAGCCACGGATGAGTGAAAGGAACGCAAATGACTGAATACAACCTGTATTGCGATGAAAGCTGTCATCTGGAACATGACGACAGCGACGTGATGGTCCTTGGAGCCCTCATTATACCCAAGGATAAAAGGCAGGAAATCACAGAGAATATTCTCCAGATCAAGGCACGTTACGGTGTCAAGGCACGCACGGAAGTGAAGTGGACGAAGGCCAGCATGCCGAAAATCGACCTGTACAAGGATTTGCTGAACTGCTTCTTCCTGGATGACGACATGAGGTTCCGTGTTCTGGTGGCCAAGAAGACACGTCTGAATCATGAGGCATGGTCCCAGTCACACAACGATTGGTACTACAAGATGTATTTCACCATGCTGAACAGGCTGTTCGATTCCACGAACACCTACAACGTGTACGTGGACATCAAGGACACGCACTCCGCGCAACGTACCGAGAAACTGGAGGAAGTGCTAGCAAACAGCCACTACGACTTCAACCACGAATGCATCAAGAAAGTGCAACCAATCCGTTCAGACGAAGTGCAAATGATGCAAATCACCGACGTGATCAACGGAGCCGTATGCAGGGCGAACCGGACGACCATCCCCCAACCATCAGGCGCGAAAGCTGAAATCATCGACTACATACGCATGAAATCAAAGCTCCGACTCACCCAGTCAACGACCTTGGGCACGCGCAAGTTCAACATCTTCGTCTGGGAAGGACGGAACGCATGACACCGCATTGGACACCGGAGCTCGTAACCAAATCCCCGATAGAAGACTTTGCCGTATATGAGGATAGGATTTATGCAATCTTCAGACATGACTTCATAGATTCACATCCATCATTCGACGGCCTCAGAGTTTCCGTACGCCGCCAGAAAGAGGAGACCGACGGAAAATGGGCTGGGTTTTTCCACATCACCAGCGTCGAAGACTACACAACCGGCGAGAGGAATGTCGATCTGCGCAGATGTGAGCGGATCAGGTTTCCACGGAAGACGATTGACAACGCAAAGGATTGTCCGCAATGCCATTATGAGGTATGTGATGCGCCATTAATCTGGAGGAAGCATAAGCATGGCCGCGATAGGTTATATATCCTCATTGAATCAGAACGGTATCTAGTCGTGCTGGAACCACATAAGGACAGAGGCTACTGCATGTTGGTCACCGCCTACTACGTCGACCATGATCATAGCTTCAACAAACTTCTGAAAGAATATGATCAGTCAAGTTTGAACGGGAATTGCGTTCAATAAAAAGCAAGGGCCGCCGCAGCGACCCTGGAGACTCCTTCTACAACTCGGTAGATGAGCTGATTCAAGCATCACATACGACACTCCAACTGTCAAGCAGAACTTGACAAACAGCAAAAAAGTACTTCTCGAAAAACAATACTTCCGGAAGAGAGGAATGTGGATAACAAGACCATCGCGGAGCTTCACCGGAACGCGGAATCCATGGGTCTGTCAGTCATGTCACGCGACCTTCCCCGTGACATATGCGGCCTATACGACGATCGACACAAACTCATTCTGCTGGCCGACTGGCTCAACCAGCGCCAGCGCCGTTGCACGCTGTGCCATGAGCTCATCCACGCGAAACACCACGATCCAGGCTGTGGTAGCCAATACGGGTTGAAGTGCGAGCGCCGGTGTCGCAGGGAGACCGCGCTGGCGTTGATCAGTCCCGTGGACTATGGCATGGTGGAGCAGATATACGAAGGCAATACGTGGATGATGGCCGTGGAATTGGGCGTCACCATCCAAGTACTGTCGGACTATCGGCAGCTGTTGTACGATTCCGGCGTGTGCGTGCAATAAAAGAAGTTCAGCGTCCACATACCGCGACGGGAAACAAAAAAGGGTCCCGCCCGAACACAGTCGGACGGAACCCAAGGAACCAACAATCAGCATTTCCGTTTTCACCAAAATGAGGTTCCACGCACAGTGTAGCGCGGATCCTCGGAAAGAGACGACCATGGCCAGAGCGTTCGTAGACGACAGATGGCTCAAAAACGACGAGGACGGCAACCCGCCCAGCAGGGCCGCGAAACAGTCGCTGGCCAATGCGAAGGATCCGATGAAAGCCAATGTGCCCGGCAAATGGCGGTCCGCGCTGTACGGCCAAGGCTCACGGTGGAGATGCCGCTGGTACACGCTTCGAGACGGCAAACGCGTCCAGAAATCACGGAACTTCGCCAAGCTCCGTGACGCTGAGGAATACGCAGCGGCCATCGAGGACGACATCAGACGCGGCAAATACCGCGACCCGCAGCAGGAACTACGCATCTTCCGGGACGTTGCCTCCGAATGGACGGACGGCAAGATGGATATCAAACAGGGCACTTTGGGCAGATACCGCCGCGAATTGCGCGTTTATATCAACCCCAAGTGGGGCGATCGCACACTGAGGGAAATCCAACGCGACGAACTGCAACAGTGGGTCACGCAGCTCACCGAAGGCGGGTATCCCGCCGAACTGCAGGACGATCGCGAATCGAAGCCATTGAGTCCACGCAGCATCCGCAACATCGTCAAGGTCGTCATGGGCGGTGTCATGGAATTCGCTTTGGAGCACGGCTGGATCGGAGAGAACCCCATTGAAAAGGTCACCGTGCCGCGCATCACGCAATCCGATGACGACATGGTGTTCCTTACCGTCGAGGAGGTGGAGTTGCTGGCCGGCATGGCCGAACGGGCAGGACGGCCGGTAGACGGGCTGATCGTCCGCTGGCAGGCATACACCGGTGCCCGCATTGGCGAGACGCTGGCACTCAAATGCGGCGACGTGGATGTGGAATCACGCAGGGCGCGCATCCGCCGCACTTGGACCGACGACGGCAAAGGCAGGCTTGTACTGGGCACGCCGAAGAACGGCAAACCGCGCAGCATCGCCATACCCAGATTCCTTATACCGTCCATCGAACGGCAGATGGAGGGCATGGGCGACGACGACTGGCTGTTCCGCGCGGCAAGAGGCGGGAACCTGTGGACGAACACGTGGCGGACGCGTGTCTGGCGAAAGGCCGTCCGACTGGCCGGCATGGAGGACGAGGGCGTGACCATCCATAGTTTGAGGCATAGCTATGCGAGCTTTGCGATTGCTCAAGGCGCGGATGTGAAGACCCTACAGATGCAGCTCGGCCACTCTTCACCCAGCATCACGCTGAACACATACACGGCTCTCTGGCCGGAACGATTGGACGATGTGGCGGACGCGATTGGCGAGCTGCGCGCTGAACAGTTGAAGACCGTCTAGACGCGGAGGTTGCGCGGTCATCGTGTCGAATCGTGTCGATAGCCTACGGCCAAGAAAAAATAAAGCCTTGGAAACGTAATGTTTCCAAGGCTTCCGGTCGGGCTGACAGGATTTGAACCTGCGACATTCTGCTCCCAAAGCAGACGCGCTACCAAACTGCGCTACAGCCCGTTCATGCACTCCCGCACGTGGCAGGTGAACACGAGTTTCCATTGTAGCGTATGGTAGGACAACGACAGGCTAGAATGGCAAATACTGGAGGGAACGCGC